TTCGGGTTTCCGTAACCGTAGCTCAAAAAAGTGACCGATATTCTGGGAAAACCACGGACGGTCACACAGATCCTCGTAATCATCAGAAATATCTAGAACATGCTTTTCGGCCACCCCGGAAAACACTCCGTACACCCGGGGAAAGTGGGCACATACCGATTCCGACAATACCAGAGATGCAAGTGATCCGACGTAGGCGGCATTGTACGGTGACTGAATACGTAGAGGTTCTGTAGCTACCTCTCCAACATTCGGAAGACCGGTACCCGAATAATCGCCATGCATGACCCGGTAGGCTGAGTACAGCATAGTCTTCTTCAAATGAACTGGGGTCTCCGCTCCTCCGGCGTACACGGACGACTCACCGGTAATCGTTTGAATCGGAACCGCCGTTTTGATCCCGTAGTGGTGGGGGAGACGAACGTCCATCTTAAACAACTTTTCAATGGATGGAAAAAAAGGCTGGAGGCGGCGAAGACCCCAGTGTTTCTGCGCCTGTTCCTGCAGCCCCTGGATATTCGAATACTTATGGACATCCAATGGACTATTGGCTGTCCGTAGATCCGACATGGGTTTAGGCATTCCTACCGATTATGTTTACTTCTCTCCTTTTTGCTTCTTGCTGTACCGCAGCGTTCCATCTAGAATTGACCCCTCGGCGGGGAAGAGGAAATCAAAGTACGTTCCCAAGAATGTATCAAAAATATATTTGAGTTTATTGGTAAGATCCCCGAGGAAAATGAACATGGCGAACATGAAGAAAAGTCCCGCAGTGTACGAATCCACAAAATCCTCTAAACCCATCCGAACCGGGATAATGGGAGCAGATACGTTTATAAAATACACTAGCCAGAAGGCGACAATACCTATGATAGCTATTTCCACCGATACATCAAAGACCTGGTAAGATATGCCCTTCTCCTCCCACTCCTTGTTTTTATCGTTGTAGACGTCAAACAGGTAGTAGAGAACATACGACAGTAACGCACCAGCAAGAGTATAGAAGACCGAAAAGATCGCAATATTTCCCGTCACCCTTACAGCATCTCCAGCCGATAACTTGATGGCGTGAACAGTGTAGGCATGGGTATTTTTAGCCATTATTTACTCGTGTGAAAATACTAATGAACTTCACGATCAGAAAGTTCAATATGGACGTCATAAAACAACGATGCGCGATGGATTCGCGTAAATCTCCGATGATCGTGATTATCGGAAAGAAAGATACGGGAAAATCGTTCTTGATCCGCGATATTCTGTTTCATAACCAAGACGCATTCCCTATTGGAACCGTGATTTCGGGAACGGAGGTGGCCAACCGCTTTTTCCAGGACATGGTTCCTTCCAAACTCATTCATGACAAGTACAAACCTGAAATTATCATGAACGTTATTCGTCGTCAATTAGCACTCAAACAACAACGTAATCTAACGAACGGGTCCACTGTTGACCCCCGCGCTTTCCTGATTCTGGATGACTGTCTTTATGACGCCACCTGGATCAAGGAAGAGTCGACCCGCTACGTTTTTATGAACGGGCGCCACGTAGACCTGTCTACCATGATCACGATGCAGTATCCTCTCGGCATTACTCCCAATCTCCGCACCAACGTTGATTTTGTCTTCATTCTTCGTGAAAACATTCTCGGAAACCGCCGTCGTATCTACGAGAATTACGCAGGTATGTTCCCCACCTTTGAGATGTTCTGCCAGTTCATGGACCAGTGCACGGAAGACTTTAACTGCCTCGTGATCTGCAATTCATCCTCCTCCAATAAGTTGGAAGACCAAGTGTTCTGGTACAAAGCATCAGATCACCCGCAGTTCCATATGTGTGCCGACTCTCTGTGGGCGGACAACAAACCTTTTATGTCCACGATGTTGGCGGCCAACGACTACAATCCCGACGCCCTGAATAACCGCAAGGGACCTTCCGTGTGGGTCAAGAAGGGCCAGTAAACGCTTTTACTCCCGCATAGCACCCTCCGCTGGGTGAACAGGCTTCGCGAGATCCTGCAGCTGGTTCTGCTCCGCCCGGCGCTTGGCGTTTTCCTCCTTCTGTGCCTTAATCGACATCTCACGCTCCTCCGCAAAGAACAGTTCACGGTTCGCCTCGTTCTCCTTGTACTTGCGCATGATCTCGTTGAGCTGGGAGTTCGCGTACTCCACGTTCTCCATCAGATGCTCGGACGGCTCCCACGGTAGCCAGCAGCCCATACGACCAATCATCAGATTGTCCTTGGGGTACTTGCGCTGAAGAACCTTGCACCACAGCTGCGCCTCCTCGTACGATGGGAATGCACGACGAACCTTGACGCCGCGGATATTGCACTGGAAACTGTTGGCCTTATCGAACGCCTCCTGCACCTCCTTCTCGTGCTTGAGGAGAAAGACCTGGTACTGCTCGGGGATATCCGACTTCTTGATCTCCTCGCGGTGCGTCTTCTCGAAATCATGGACATCCTTCATCACATCGTCGATCTTGAGCGAGTACTTCTTCGCAATGTAGTCGGCCAGATGCTCCAAACCCTTCACCTTGAAATCATAATCCGTCCACTGCATGAAGTGCTTGAAAAAGAAGTCCTGCTTGCGCTCAATCACCTTCTCGGGCGAGATGAAGGACACAATCACATAACGCTGGTTAGGAAGCTCGGGGTCCTCGTCGAGGTAGTCCACCACGCCGTCATCGTCCGTCTTCGGGAGTTCAACCTTCTTGGGTCCAGAGCTCATTTATACTTCCTAACAACGCTTGTTAAAACACTTTTTTCCCGCGTAGATACAAACAAACAAATGTGGGCGATGATGGTGTATGCGGCTGTTCTCTTCTACCTCCTGACCCCCGGTGTCCTCGTCCGCCTGCCTCCCGGTGCATCCACCATGACGGTGAACCTCACCCACGCCGTTGTATTTGCGGTTGTATTCTGCTACACCCACAAGCCTGTATGCGCACTTGTCGGCAAGTAATTTAGGCTTTCAGTAGAAAGATTTCCACAACAGTCAAGACAAGACCGACATACTGTATCGGCTTCTCTAGACGGTCTCCTAGAACGATGTAGGCCTCCGCGCTTTCTGTTCTCTATTTAGTGAATTTCAAGATTAGGACACCTCCTCCGATCATCGCAATCGCAAGGTAGTCGTGGAGGTGCAGCGTTTCCTTAAAGTAGAAGACTCCCACCGTCGTCGTCGCCATAACCGACAGGCCCGACCACAGTGCATTGGTGAAGGCCATACCGGTAAGCTTGAACGTCTGGATCAACACCAGACCAACCATCGAATACAAAAATACGCCGAGGATGTAGAACCGCCAGTCTTCAATGGACGACTTGAAACAGCTCATCGCACATACTTCCAGGGACACGATGACTAGAACGTATAAAATAATAACTATGTAGCTCGACAACATCTTTACTTCTTCGCCTCGTCAAAAAATCTCCTTTATCAAGTATAAACCAAGATGGCCGCCACACAAGCCCCCGCCCCGTCCCTGGGAATCGATGTTGCCGACCTGGTCAAGCGCCTAGTCAAGTACGCCCTGGAGGGCCTCGCCGTCGCCGTTGCGTGCTACCTGCTGCCGGGCAAGAAGCTCCGTGTCGATGAGATCGGCACGATCGCCCTCACGGCGCTGGCCGTGTTCGCCATCCTCGATATCTATGCCCCGTCGGTCGGCTCGTCCGCGCGCACGGGTGCTGGATTCGGCATTGGCGCCAACCTGGTCGGTTTCCCCGCTCGTCTATAAACAGACTTCGCCATAGCCCGCCTGTAAACACCCGCTTTACAGCCAACCCGATCTAATATATAAGAAGAATGTTCCGCTTGAACGGTAAGTGGTATACCGTTTCCCCCAAAGCAGGTGAACCCGAGCGCCAGACACATATGATTATGTGGAAACTGGCTTCAGGTACTCCTGTCCACCAAGCCTATCGCGAGTGGTATGCTCGTGAACGAAAAATAACGTCTGGTCTCTATCCCAAATGATGAGTACCGCCCGCGCCACCGCCAACGAGTTCATGAAAACCGGACTTATTGCCGGAGGATTTACTCTTGCGATTCTTGTCCTGTTTGTCGGAGTGTACTGGCTCGTTCGCGGATTCCCTCCCGCCTCACGCATGGTGCTCCAGGAAAGCCCCACCACGGTTGCCGTAGACCCCGGAAAGGCTCACATGCTATTTTTCTATACGAAATGGTGCCCTTATTCCCAGGAAGCCGAGCCGGAGGTCAAGAGTCTTCAGTCTCTAGTGAAAGACTACAAGTACGGCGGAAAGGTGGTGGATGTCCAGTTCATTAATTGCGAGTCCGATAAGAAACAGTGCAGCCAGTACAAGGTAGATTCCTATCCCACCTACAAACTGCAGACCACGTCCACGACGTATGAGTACCTGGGTCCTCCGAAGGTGGAGGTTCTACGCCAGTTCCTGGTTTCGGCACTGGGACCGGAACTCGCGGTACCGGGTACGACCGATTGAGATTAACATCTCCACAATCTCCTCCGATTTCCAGACACTGAACATCTTGGTATCATCTTCGATCAGGAGACACGTATTCCGAGGATACCTGTCTCGTGTATCGTGCGTCTCCTTGATCGTTTTCGCAAAGGCAACACTCGACAAATAATTCTTAAGAAGTGAATCTTTTGATTGGGCGGTCATCAAGTACAGTGTCCGTTCTCGCTTTTCGACTGGAACAACGTTCATAATGTTCTGACACAAAACTCCTCCGTCTACAAAGACGTGCCCGCCAATGTCGTGTGGTGTGAAAATGTCGGGTAGGGAGAACGATGCACGAAGAGCATCCCACACAAGGCATGATTGTCCGAACACGACCGCCCGAAGATCTGTGAGATCGGACGCCACGATGTGGAGGGGAATCGCTGCATCGCCGATTCGCAGAGTATTTAAGTCCATACCTCGTTCCTTGAATGCTCCCGCCAATACTTCACGAATCTTTGTACCGTCGTCCACTCCCTGCTTTTCACTGAACGAAAGCAGGGTTTTGAGACGTAGAGGATTCAGGGTATCCTGCATATTTCCCAGAAGTTCAATAAGCGGTCCAAATTCGGAAATCTCAAACTCAAAGGCGATCAGTGTTCCGATGAGAGCACCAATCGAGTACCCGTAAATCCCCCCCGAGAACCGGTCAATGAGTCGTTCCTCGGATTCAGCGGCAAGTTCTTGGAGTGCACCGATTTGCAGGGCTCCCCTCATCCCCCCTCCGTTGAGAGCTAGGGTATCCATTGAGTGTTCTTTTCTGCGAGTAGGAAAATGCTTCGCGCAAAAGATCTGTGGAAGCAGGAAGATGAACGTAAAACAGCCAAAATGCAAGCCATGCGACCTGTTCTTTCCAACTTGTCTTCTCAACTAAAACTCTACGCTATTCAGAACCCCCAAGCTCCCTATTTCGTGTTTGATGTCCCCTCCTTCGTGTTTGGGTACCCTCTCTACGACCATCGCGAAGCCGTAGACTATGTTCGTGACGCTTTAATGGAACAAGGATTCCAGGTATGGGTGGCCACCAACTTGTCTCTGGTTATTTCCTGGATCAAACCCCAGAACCAGGCTCCTCGGATCCGGGCTCCTCCCAAGTCTGGGGCAGATTACCGTCCCTTTGTGTACGATGACTCGGCTATGAATTTTCTGCAGAGTAGAATGCGGTAAAAACGGACATGTTTGTGTGGGGGTAGGAAGTAGGCAAGATACCTACGACATGTGCGACCATCCTGAGAAACAGTTAGTGATTGAGGAAGGTCAGCGCGTGTGTACTTGCTGTGGAACTGTGATGGAACAAACAATTGATGAGGGTGCCGAGTGGAGGTACTACGGAGCCGAAGACCGGCACGAAGACCCGACGCGTGTTGGTTTGACGATCAGTTCCCTGCTTCCTGATTCATCGTACGGATCCATGATGATGAACAAGAAAGTGAATTCAGCTACCTTCAAGAACATTCAGCGGCTGTCGGCGTGGTCCCTCGCCTCCCATTCCGAACGGTCATGGTTGTCGGCGATGGAGATTCTCAACCAGTACTCGTACCGCAACGGGTTTACGAAAGCTATTCTGCAGGAAGCGTGTGCCCTCTTTCGGTCGCAGGAGGATGCCCTGAAACTCAGGGGAGAGACGCGCCGGGCCCTGATGGGTGCTGTCTTCTTTGTGGCCTGTCGCCGTATGGGGGTATCACGAACCCACGAGGAAATCGCCGCGATCGTCAACGTCTCGACCCGTTCTTTATCGAAGGCCATTCAGCAGTTCGGGATCCATGCCGAAGAGAACCCGCTTCTCAAGACCCAGTTATCATTGGCCGAGCGGATGATGAATGGTCTGTCGGTGAGCGAGGAGCAGCGAGGGTATATTCTGGACGCCATCAACGATATCTTCAAGTCCCCCGACGAGGAACTGGAACATACGCCGAAAGTGATGGTGGCGGGTCTTATCGCCAAGATTATGGGAGCTGGAAAAACCAAGACGGAACTTCGGGGATTCATGAAAGAGTTCTCGGCGCATTCGGGCGTGTCGGTCGTGTCCATTCAGAAGGTTATGAACGCAACGTAAATTTCGGGGAGATACATAACAGAGGTCGTATAGATCATGGCAAAAGTCTTGAATGATGAAAGGTTTATTCCCTCTCGTCTTCCTGGTCTATCTCTATGGTTGGACGCACAGGCGACCACAACCATTTCATCTACCACGACAGGGCAAGTCACGTCGTGGTCCGATCGGTCTGAGATGGGAAATACACTGAACACCACCACATTTTACGTTCCAGGATGTACGCTGTGGTTGGATGCATCCGATCCTAATGCAACTGGGGTTCCAGCAACTAATGGTGCGCCGATTACGACCTGGAAAGACAAATCGGGTCTGGGATGCAATGCGACTGTACCAACTCTACCTATAACAACACAGTATACAACGCCTTTGAATACTGTATTAACTGTTCCAGGCGGAGCCACAAGTTCAACAATTACGGTAACCGTGATTGGTGGCGGCGGAGGTGGTGGCCCCGTTGTAAATGCTGGATTTAACGCGAGAGGAGGTATTGCGACATATACCTTCACGGGAGTTACATCTGGATCGACAATCACCTACTATGTTGGTAGCGGTGGTGCGGCGGGAACTAGTGGCAATCATGGGGGAACTAATTCGTATGTCACGATCGGGTCGACCACAATTTACGCGGGAGGTGGTGGCGGCGCGTTAGGATTTAATGGCGAGAATGGAGGCAACGGTATTGGACTGGGAGGAGGTAATGGAGCATCTAGTTATACTACTAATGCAACTCCTGGAAGTATACCTTCTATCGCGTCGTCTGGCACTCCGATTGGGGCATACGGCAATGCAGGTGCAAACGGTGGAGGGCGCACCGCAGGAAGCAATGGCATCGTTCAAATTACTATGGAAGCACCTCCAACCATCAACAACACTGGTCTGAACGGCCTACCTACCATGAATTTCAATGGATCGTCATGGTTCACGGGATTGACCACCAATACAGGAACAACAACAACTATCTTCATGGTGATGCAACAGCCTGCACAAACATCTTCAATAAACCCACCATACACGCGCGTTCTCAGTATGGGACCGCTGGGAGGAAATGACGATAACAATGGCGGTGTTTACACGAAAGGTCTTCTCATAGAGTTTGTGGACGGATATATTCTTGCTTGGAGAGCAAACGCAATTTATTCAACTCAGCCTGTAAACACTCCCTATATTTTTGATTATCAAATCAATGGAACGAATGCATTCTCCTTTCTCAATGGAGCTGATCAAGGAAGTTTTGGGTCAACGGATACGTTTACTATTGGAACGTATCGCATTGGAGGAATTATCCAGTATAACGGAACACCACAGTATACGGGATACGTGAGCGAGGTCCTTGTCTTTAATACTGCTCTCACAACGCCTCAGCGCCAACAGGTTGAAACCTATCTTTCCAAAAAATGGGGCATTCCGCTTTCGTATTCTGTACCAACAACTCCACTCTTATTTTCTCCCACGAGTTCACCTATTCCCATCATCTCCAACACCTTCATTACCAACCAACCCTCTATCTTTTTTCCACCAGGTGCTCAGATGATCTCAACCTTAAATTCGGGGCTGGGCTCTCCGACTATTCCGGGATGTCAGTTATGGCTGGATGCAGCAGATACAACAACACTAACACGTTCGGGATCCCGTGTAATTGAATGGAGAGACAAGTCAGGAAACGGCTATAATATGAATAAAACGTCAGATACGTTTCCGGTGACGGGAGACACAATCAATGGATTAAACACTGTACGATTTGCGACTGGATCAAGCATAAAACAATCAACACTTGTGAATGGTTCTAAAAATTTCTATTGGGTGGGCAGAATAGCAGCGCCGTCTACTTTAAGTGGCTACTTCTTTTTCCTTATGGGAGCCGACGACGGAGACAAATACAATTGGCATGCGTATACAATTGGATCAGGCAATCCGTACCTTTATCCATATTCGGTGAATACCCCATATGTTCCGCCTGGTGTTTCGAATGCAACTGCATCGCAGTATGGAGGTGGAACCACTGCAGCTGTAAACACAACTTTTGGAGCTCTAAAATACCCACCAGATGGAAGTTTGACTATGATAAGTGTCTCTGGGATTACAGGGGATACATATTATCAGGGACTCTGTTACGATCGATATATCCCGAATCGTGGATGGTGTGGCGATTTAGCGGAAGTCATTATTTTTAGCCAACCTCTCACAACCGCCCAACACCAGCAGGTGGAAGGATACCTCGCCACCAAATGGGGACTTCGGTCCAATCTCCCGCCTAATCATCCGTACTTTTCGGTTCCGTATAAGGGACTGTTTGCGCTCAACCCTTTTGGTTCCGTCTCCAAATCTATCTTTATAACGTATCAAACCCCCGCTCTTACCTCCACCATGCGGTTCGCCACCGGCAACGATATTTCCGGTCGAGCATTCGGGTTCTCACAGACGCAGTACTTTATGTCGGCTCCCTACCAATACGGTGGATACGGGGATACTCGGTGGACGACAAATGTAGATCAATACAGTCTTCCTAACGTTCTTTCCGGAATTTACGATGCTACGGCGGAAATTATACGCGGAGACCGCAGTTTCAATGCCGATTCCGACGTGCGCGAAACGGCTATGATCAATATCATTTCAGATACTCCGTACTCCCTTGGACGTTCACCGATCTCTTCTTCACTTGTTACATCGGCAAGTTTTCACGTATGCGAGATTATTGCGTACAACCGTGCCCTCGCAACCACGGACCGTCAGATGATTGAAGGGTATATGGCCTGGAAATGGGGGATCACAAATCGGCTTCCCATCGGACATCCATACAAAGAGTTTCCTCCATCAGGAGAACAGGTAATTATTCCGTCTACTCCGGTGAATCTAATGCAGGGACTGATTTCGTGGCTGGATATGGCGGACACGTCGTCGTACACGCTGTCGGGAACTACTCTAAAGACCATACGGGATAAAGCAACGGTGGCTGGAACTTTCACCATTTCTGGAAAACCCAACAACTTCTCCTTCTCCAATATTGGTTCGCTTCCTGCCCTCGTGTTCCCCGGAAACAATACGTCCACTATTTCAGCCAATACGTTTCTGTTTCGGACAGTGCCCGTTCCTTCGCAGGGTTCGGCATGTATGGTCCTGGTTCCGAAAAGTCAGTTCACAGCTACAAAACTAGGAGTTCTAGGATGGGGCAATCTCGGAAATGGAAACTTTTCTGGGAATATTGCATTAGGGTACAATGCTGCTACAGTTACTGTTCAAACTCTACGGTCCTACAATACGGCTACAAATACCTTTTTCGGGCCATCGCTCAATTTAGCAGCAAATACACCTACCATCCTTTTTTGGGCATGGTATGCCGGAAACATGGTCTATTTCTCCTGCAACGGAACGACCCTACTCTCTAGTGCTCAGGGAACGTATTATAATTCTGCTTCCACTGATAGTCAATTCTTTATCGGAAACGACGGAGGATTTGGGGCCCAGTTCACGTTAGGTGAACTGGTGATGTATAACCAGTACGGTGAAACACCGTTCCGAAACCTTATTGAAGGACACCTGGCCTGGAAATGGGGTCTACAGACCAATCTTCCCGCGTACCACCCCTACTACTATTCGGCTCCCGGTCTCCAAAGTTTGACTGAAGTGAACGCCCTTTCACAACCTTCGGATATCCCGAACCTCACCATGTGGCTGGACGCGGCCGACACAACAACAACTCAACAGGTAAATTCGGCCGTAACATTTACAGGTTCTCCTACGCTTCTTGGTGTGTTAAATGGGTATACATACTATGCGTTCAGGGGAAATGGAAGTATTACGTCAGCGACACCTCTTGAGATCCAGTACTTTGCCGTGGGTGGCGGTGGCGGCGGAGGGTTTGATTACGGAGCAGGAGGCGGTGCGGGCGGTTTACAAACCAATACATCCGTCTATGTATCCTCATCCCAGGTCTCAAAAATTACACCCCTTGTTCCCGGAGCGACGTATTCTATTACAATCGGTACAGGTGGCGCATACCAAGTTGGTACAAATCCATATCGCGGAGGTTCGGGTGGAAATACGACATTTGTAGGTACTGGAATCTCGGTGACGGCAAATGGTGGCGGCGGAGGTGGAGGGGGAGGTGTAGGTAGCGGCGGTGCCGGTGGATCCGGTGGTGGAGGAGGATATCCGTATGACACATCTTTAAATCCTGGGGGCATAGGTAGTCAGGGCGGGAATGGTATTACAGGTGTTTTCGGCTACTGGGGAGGTGCGGGAGGTGGTATTGGCGGGAATGCTACGAGTGGTGGACCAACGCCGCTGAATGGTGGACCGGGTCTTCAGTTTTTTGGAACCTTTTACGGAGGAGGCGGTGGAGGTGCTGGGTGGTCGGGTAACAGTGTTGGATCGGGTGGAAGTGGTGT